GTACGCATCATTTCACTTTGCAATGAACTTAAAGCTGTCTGGTACCGAGCTTCCCAAACTGCTGATTCTTCAGGTTGTTGAAGATAACCTGTAGCCTCAACTAAACACGAAAATAAAAGAATTTCTTCCGCGTTTGTAGATAACCACGTTGTTGTATTACCACTGCTTAATCCTGTAGGTTTTTTATAAGCTAATACTTCATAAGCATACGCCGAATCAGGGGTAGGTGCAAACAATAAAGATGTATCTGATTGAATTGAATAATATTTAGGTTGCCCTGTAGTAGCGCTAGTTGGGTAAGCATCTTGCAAGTAACTGTCAAGTCTTTGCTGAAGTACCACAGTAGAGCTAGATACAGTAATGCTTATAGATCTTATATTTCTAACTCCTGAAGGCAGGGCTAAAGTAGCCGTTCCGCTGGATAAATTTCCTGTGTCTGAAAATCTATTTTTGGGCATAAAAGGAACATCTCTAAAAAGTCTTTCTTCAGCCATCGCTATAAAGTTATCAATATTTGAAGTAAATTCAGAGTTATCGTCTTCTTGCCAATCTTGAATGTCTTGCGTAAGTGTTGCATATGTACTCATTTAATTACTCCAAGTCCCTGAACCCCAAGTGCCCGCGCCCCAAGCATTAACAGTAACTGTTCCGATTGCTCCTGTAGCCGCAACACCCGCTGGAAGATCCATCGACATAGGTACTTCGTTACCAAGCGCAACCGTAGTTGAAACACCTGTTTCTGCAACATTAGCCGAAATTGAAAGACTTTCTGAGCCAAGAGCTGAAGTAATCGCAACACCAGCAACACCAGCACCTGTTTTAATTGTTCCAAGAGCTGAGGTAGCTGCAACACCTGTTGCGAAAGCAAAAGCGTTTGGTGTGCCCAAATTGATCGCTGTAGTGGAGGCGAGGCCTGCTGGAGTTGCGGAAAGCGTAAGACTAACTTGCCCAACATTAAAAATTGCTTGAACATTAAGTTTGTGAGTTGATTCAACTCTAACAATTTCTGTAGATGTGTCAGGCCTAGCATTTCTAAGTTGCTGGGCATCGATAGCTGATCTAGGACGAAGTTGTGGGTGCTTAGGCTCCCACTCGTTTTTATGGACCATAAGCCCATTCCACTCTTTCCGCATGTCGGAAAGATTAACTTTAAATCCTGTTCTATCGTCAATTGCTTTAGCATTTCTTCCTTTTGCGTACTTTCTTTTAACTTTAGTAACCACACTAAATCACACTGGCAGGCGTAATTCTAAGTGTTGCGCGCTCCCTCTCATCTGATGCAGCATAAGAAAAAGCCTCTTCAGCCATTATTTTTAAGTCTGCAGTTCTTTCCGGTTTCTTTTTAACTGATAGTCTATAGGCTAGTCCTGCGCATAAAGCTTCAGTCCATCGATAAGGAACATCTGTATCTTGGTTAGCAGCAGTTATGTCTTCAACTTGAACAACTCTCCAATATACTATTTGGTCTGTAGAATTTTCAGGGGCCTGCCAAAGATAAACGCTAGGAATATATTGTCTATCAAACCAAAATTGAGTAGGCCTAGCTTGTGTTGTTTTAACAGGTAATTCATTATAATCTTTTAAGCTTATTCTATCCATTACTATGTCAGTGCCTGACCGTCTAAGCACCATTGATACAACGTCTAATGTTCCAGCCGGTAAAGCATACTCTATAGTTCCTTGAGTAAGTGTCTGTATTTGTTGATCTACAGTCCAATAATTAACGCCTCTTACAGACCACTCTGAAAACATAAGATTCATGCTAAAACGAGCAGAAACAGCATCTCTTTGAGTCAAATTTTGAGGATTAAACTGGCAACGCTCGTAAGCTTCAACAGTTATTTCTTCAATATTTGGTCTCCAAGTATTTGTTCCACTAGTAGCCATAAAAATTCCCAATCAAAGATAATATATTATGCAATATCTTTTAACTTAAATACACATATAAGCTTACTCAACAGCTTTTTCGTTACCCTGCCTGAACAATACGAAGTGAAATACTTCCGCTAGTGTATGCTGTTACAGCTAGTCGGCAAGCCACAGGAGGGCTAGTATAGTTACCGTCAAAGTTAGCTGTTTTACTATGCACAGTATCATGCGTGTGAACTGTTGCATCAATTTCTCTAAACCCATCAGTAAGTACGTTATTAAAAGTGTGTTGAACAGCCGCAGTCCCTGCCCCAGGGCCACTAGTAACATCAAGACCTAATCCTACAGTAAAGTCGCTACCTCTGTAATTAAGCACATACCATTTGCTTTCACATAAAGCGTTTGAACCAACAGTTACAGCATCTGCTCCTACTCCAGAAGCTGTGATACGATCAACTCTAGCAAAGTTACCAGACGTTGTCACTAATGCGCCACTGCCTCCTGTTATAGTTTCACTTAACTCTCTTCCATACCGATCTTCACCAATAAAAGTAACAGTTTCACCGCTGTCATCTCCTGCGTGTGTAGAAGTCATATGTTGAGGTGTTGAAAACGTGGCATAGCCGTTTGTTCCTACTTCGCAATTATTTGTAACTGCGGCAGAAGAAGTAATACTGGTTATACTGTAGAACCGAACTGCTCCAAGAACAGTTAGCCCTGCATCTGGTCCAGTTATTGTTTCCGTTATTCTTTTACCATTTCTGTCAGTACCAACAACAGCAAAAGTAATTCCAGTATTGTCTGAGCCAGCAAATATCTGTATAAACGCTCCTTTACGAGCAGTAAAATCAATACTTTGTGCTCCGTTAAGGACTAAAGCCGCTGAAGCTCCAGTAGTTTGAGCTAAACAAATACCATTTCTGTCAAAATCTATAGCGTAAGCACCATTGATTAAAGAATCAAGGCGAGTTGCTAATAGTGTTTCAGTAGTAGACAAACCATCAGGATCTGCGGCTGTTGGGGTGAGAGTGATAACCTTTGCTTTTGGCATCTTTATTTCCTCTTCAGATTAAACGGCGGAGGATTGTCCCCCGCCTATGTATTTAATTTTAACGCTCCTTGGCTACAAATATGTAGTCAACATCTGTGGTTTCCGCTCCAGCGGCTCCGTTTATATAACCAAAACCTACCGCCATTTCAGCCGCAGGGACTGTGATGCTTGTCATAGTCGTTACTAAAACGTCATTTGCAAACAATTGAATAGTTGTTCCACCATCATAATAAGCTGCTAATGTTACAAACGTGTCATCTACCATTGTGTGGACAGTAGCACTATCGCTGTCTGTAGTATTGTTGTCGTTGTTAAAGTAAACAGCCGCAGAACCGTCTACGCTCTCAAATATATAACGCATCGTAGCGTCATGAGGCGTAGTGTCTGTAGAATGCAAGCCTACAAGCCAATCACTTTGAGCCGCGTCACCAACAGAAATGCGGCACTTCATCCAAGTCTTTTTTCCGCTTTCTAATAAAAATGTTTCAGAAATCCACTCAGCATAAATTCCGTCATTATCATTAGCGGCTGTAGTAATACGAGCTAAACCACCGTCTGCGTCAGGAACAGTAATAGCAGAAGTGCCTGTTCCAGCAGAGACAGCAGTTAAAGTCCATTGTGCGGCAATAGGGAGGGTATCAAAATCGTCCCAATATGTATGGTACTTAGTAGGGTCCAGTACGCCCAATTCGTAAAGAGGGTTACCTGTTACAACGTCAGAAACGCCATTGGTGAAGTGTGTTGGCATCGAACAATTCTCCTATATAAAAAACCAGAAAGAGCATGAGGCGCTTCCCATTCAAATGCTGTATAAAATTATACAAGGAACGAATAAAGAACGCTAGTCTAAATATTAAAAAAGACAAAAAGAAAGAGGGCCGAAGCCCTCTTTCCCTTGGTTGTCTTCTTGTAAGGGATCAAGAAGAGCCGGGTGAGCCATAAATGCCTAAGTAGTCAGAAACACCGAAGCTGTAACGCTCGCGGGCCTTGTACCTTACATTTCCTGTATCAAAATCCCCGTCCATCGACGTAGACATTCCAACACGGGTGAAAGACTTCAAGCCGTTAGGCACGTCAGTCTTCAAGAACCAAGCATTGGTATCTGTCAAGTAGTGGTTGACGCAGTAACCATCGCGAATTGTGCTGTTATGCACGATTGCGTTGATGTCGTTGTCAGCTACACCTGTCTTGAACTGTGAGTTTAAGATACGAGTTGCCACAAACTGTAAGTTGGTTGGAATAACCAATTTAACAGGCTGTGCAGCAATCAAAAGACCGCGCTCGTCGGTCCAGTTGGAGATTTGAATAGCTGCGTCTTCAAGAGACGTTTCATTCAAATCAACAGCAGTTGCTGGACGGTTTGATAAGCTGGCACCGCTCACAATAGAGTGAGAAGTAGAGAACAACTGATCGCCGTCGCCAGTTAGATAGCCTGTTGAAGCCGTAAAGCCCGTATTAAACGGAACCATAGCTTTAACCTGCTTGGTGTAAGACATGGCGCGAGCCAATGCCTTGGTGTAACGAGAGGACAAACTATCGTACAAGTTATCTTCCATCGCTTCTTCAGTGATGGAGAAACCCATAGCAATCGTCTCATGATCATAACGCTGAGAGAAACTCTCTTGCGCTGTATCATAAGCCATAGCCATGCCTTCTTTCTTTACAGGTGCTGCCCCGAAGCCTGAGAGTTTAGTCTCTTCTTCAAAGGATCGCTCTGAACTTTCGCTGTCATAGACCTGCGTATGCTCATCCTGATATTTGTCGTACTCAAGGCCAAATAGGGCGTTTAGACCCGGAAGTAATTCCTTGAGTAGTTGGGCGCGTGAAATTGCAGCCATAGCTCAATTTCTCCTTTAGGTGCCAAGAGCCAGATCGTACTGGTGGATGTCTGCATTCCAAATGACCAAAAGGTCAGTAGCTGCATCTCCAACAGAACTATCTGGGCCATCAACAAAGTCTATAGAACGAAGCGGGAACGTAGCTGTCGTTGCCGGAGTCGAGCTATCTACTGAGATGGCTGATTTACCAAGATTGGTATTGCCAGCGGCGTAAGTGTTAACCTCAAAGTTCAAACCCAATTGAGTTTGAGCGATGGTGTCGTCACACTGTACTTGCATAACAATACGGGGATCGTCCGCAACATGTGCCAAAATATCCGTTGACACTACTGCGCCTGTCCACATCTGACTGAATAATTTGTAGTTGAGGTTTGGATCGGTGAAACTACATCCTTGAAAAATCCCAATGGGACGTGACGAGGATGCAGCGACGTCGATTTCAATTGTGCCAGCCGCAACAAGTTCAACAATGTCACCAAAGAAAATTGAGGTGCCATAAGAATTTGTTACTTTGAGTTGACGGAATGAACCATTGTCATATCCGCCCATTCGGCTAACAGGGATGAAACCATAAGGGGCTGCTACTGCTGCCATCTTACTTGCTCCTGTGCAAAGTTAAGCCCGCGCAGACTATCCGCGTGGGCGACCAGCGCCAAACGAAGTCTGAGATGATCTCTCTGTTTCCAGAAGAGGCATCCTTGGATCGTTTTCGCGCATGAAATTGTGATCCACACTCTGCTGTTGCTGTGCAGCCTTGTTTGAGTAAAAGCTATCCCGGCTTTTCACAAGCTCGCTCGAACATTTACATAGCATAAGCCCACCAATAACGACGTTATTCTCAAAACGAGAGCTATCGCTCACATCTGACATAATCATCAATTCAGGGTGATCTTCTGCAAGACAAGGCTCCCATCCTTCCCGCATTCTCATAGATACATTTCGATTGTCGTCCTCGCCTAACATGGCAACTCTGACCCATCGGAATTCATATCCATCCTGCGGAGTAGGATCGGGCAAATTAGAAGGAGGACGATATTCAGTCACTCGATCTTCAGTTTCGCGTGTCTCTTGATCTCGCCCTTGTGGGGCGGTGCGCGTATCAGCCATTAGTCAATGTATCCTTTGCAACCTGTGCTGCGTATTGTTTGTTCGTTAACCCAAGCCGCTTTGCGAGGACGACTTGCGTGGTGGTTAGCTGCACTTTGCGCGGAGCTTTACCGCCCCGTGACGGCCCGCCCACTTTTGGCGGTAATTTCCTTGGCGTCACAGCAGAGACACTAGTCTCGTTACCACCTGTATTTGCCGCCTTAGAAAACTTGTAATCAGGGAACACTGTTCGCATTCCCTCATCAATCTTTGAATAGTACTCTTCATGTATGCGCGGGTCAAACCCTGCGCTAACTAATTTTTGATGAAGGCCTATAGCGTAGCCTGTCATATCCTCAGTTCCCTTGCCGTGAAACCAGTTATTTTCCTGAAGCCACTTAGTAGATCGGACATCAGGAGTCCCAGTTTGCGGGGCTTGGCCTTGAGGTTGCTGGGCTTGTTGAGGTTGTTGAGGTTGTTGGACTTGTTGCTGTATCTGCGCGGGGCGCAACATCCGCTCCGTTGTTAGTGCAGATATTTTTTCTTGTGCAGCAAGTAACTCGTCCGTATCGCCAGCTTCATAGGCTTCTTTATATTCTTTACGGGCCATTTCAAGCTCTGCATCACTCTTAGCTCCGTGCTGTTCAGCCAACACAGAGTGGGAGTTATTTAAGTTTTGCTTGAGTGCCTCGTTGTCCAGCGCAACCTGCTGGGCATACCGCGTTGCTTCTTCTGTAGTGCGTAATGCTGTTTCTTTAGCTCTACGCTCTTCGTGGAAATCATATTTAAGTTTCTTGATGCGATCTTGAGCAGCTACTGAATAATCAGCTATCTCTCGATCTAATTCATCTCCTGCATCATCAGCCTGATGATCACCCATTTCTGCACGGTTAGACCGTTGGTCATCTTCTGGGGTATCATCTAGAACTTCAATCTCAATTTCATCAATCTCTTCCAAGGTTGGGTTTGGAAGAGGCTCTGCTTCTTCATACTGTGGTGCTGCTTCAGCCATTATGTCCTCGAATAGCCACGGGGATCATCAACAACAGCTTGTACTGTGTCATCATTGATCAACCGAAACTCTTTCCCATGAATGTTAAAACGAACGCCTTTATAGGCTCCAATAAGAACAAAATCACCTTCTTTGCACCAAGGAATGTCGCCAAAGCGTTCTTTATTGTTATAGCACTGATCTCCCATTGCGAGGATCAAACCAACAACAGAGGATGTCTGTTCAATGTTTTTGGTGCTATCTGCTTTAATGATGCCCCCTCTCGTAACACTTTCCACTTCTGGAATGGCGATTAACATCCGCCAACCTTTAGGCACTGGTAGTTGAGTAGGGGACTCATCTTTCTTCTCAAATGTTTCAGGGTCTATCTGTGGTAGATCGACTATCTTTGAGGCTTTGCTCATATGTCAAGTTTCTCCCGTTTATCTATTTCATCTAGGATATCAAGAAGACATCTCTCAGCTAACGCTAGTCCTTCTATTCGTCCCACTTGTTTCGCATACTCTACCGCGATCATATCTGCGCTAGGTGCTGATAAAGCCGCTCCTGTTGCAGTATTGTCCGCCGCATCATTCATCTCCCGCCGAAGGCGTTCGCGTAATGTAGTGAGTATAGTATCTGCCATGTTTCAAACTTTCAACTGTTTTTCACTATTTGTTCTCATCTTGTCCGTCTTGTTCGTTATTTGATCCTGATTTAAACATGTTTGCAAAGCGTTGAGCCATGTTCTGTTGATTACGAGAAGCTTCGCCTTCAATCCGTTTCTCCTCGTTAGATGCCATCTGATCATTGCGACGGACGTTAACCTCTTCCCGCATCTCTGCTTGCGCGGTTTGAGCAGCAATGCGCTCACGTTCGATCTGATCATCAACAACGCTCTGAGCCACATCAACACCCAGACGAGCGCCTGCTTGCTGTGCCTGAGCAGCTATACGCGCGTTCTCAAGCTTCAACTGCTCCAACTGGATCATCTTGTCGAACATCTTGTCTTGAGCTTCCTGCCCAGCGGCAGTGCCATCCTTCTGTTTCTTCGCAGCTAGTTCTTCCTTGCCCATCATCTCCTTGAAGCGATCAGACATAGTTTTGCGTTTGACTTCAGCCTGTTTTGTTTCAGCGTCCATCTTCTGTAGCTGCAAGACAGGATCGTTCTGTTCTTCAGCATTCTTCATTGCTTGAGCTTCTGCTTGGTCTTTCTTGAGCAGTTTATCTGCCGCGTCTGCAATTAACTTAGATAGCATGACTTCTGTTTCGGCTGGCAAATCCTTATCATGTTCTGGCAAAGGAACGCCTAACTGTTTCTCGATCTCACGGCGATACTGGAACGCTACATGCTCCTGTACGTGTGCCGCACCTGCCGCCGCTATAGCCGCCGCTGATGGCGATTGTTTGATAATCTTCTGTATCTGAGGGTCTTCCGCCGCAGCAAGGTGAACGCGGATGTGACTTTCATGATCCTGATGAAGGTGCGCCTTGACAGGTTTGCTCGTCATCAACGCCATGTTCTCCGCAACAGGGTCCATTGGCTTCATCTCGTCGTCTACAGGGATTAGCTTTTCAGTGTTATCTACCCCCATAGCCTCTATCATAGTGCGGTGTAATTCTTTCTTGTCGTATATCTCTGGAGCCGAAACAGCTAACTGGTGGATCGCCTGATGCGTCATTATCCGGTGTGCCATAGTAGAAGCATTGGGATTAGAGACAGGAAGTATGTCAACGCGGTCATCATAGTCTTTACCACGGGTAGCGCCTTCCTCAACTTCATATTCATACTCGTCAGGAGCCGTGTCCTTAATCAAGCCAGATAGCAGCTTAAATTCTTTCCGCATAGCAGCATGAATACGAGCGTGTACTCCGCTCATAACTTTCATACCACGCTCTAGAATAGCTAGTGTTGTTCCAACAGGAGCTTGACTGTTCATGTCGCCAATCTTTAGATCAGCAATACTGGCTATATTCCGGCCTTCATCAACAATGCTACCTAATAGTTGAAACAAGACTGCGGATGGTTCTTTGTATGGCAGGAAAGTGATATTGTCTTTGATAGCACCGCCGGGAACGTCAACATCCCTAAACTCACCGGGTCTTAACGGACTGTCATCTCCCTTGATCCGCAATCCTCTGGATTTGAGGCCAGCCGGGAGATTGGCAAGCGTTCCTGCATCGACCAACTGACGCAGAATACTGGTGGCGGACTTCGCAATACCACCAAGTAGATGAGTAAGGCCAGTGCCATAAAAACCCATGCCGGGAAGGTACAAATATCTGATAAAAAATTCGTGTTTCGTTCTTGTTTCATCATCCTCTCCCCAATTCCGGTAGATTGAAAGAATAGTTTGACTAGATTGATCTATAGTTATCCGGTACGGCAACGCGACGCCTGTTGGCTCTCCATCTTCATCCATGTCCTCAAAACCGGGAAGATCAAACTCAACATGCATCTCTAAAAGCGTGTGTTGATCATCTTTATGGGCAGAAGGGTGGTTAGTGCCCGACAGTTTATCTTCTCGTTTCTCTATGTCTGTATATTCAATAGCAGGTGCAGGTATCTCGATGTCGCGGAACTCGCCAGAGAGTTGTGCCTTGAGCAGTTCGTTAGGGAACATCTTCATAACGTGAGTAGCGCGGGGGCAGGACGTAATGTCCGAAGTACCATATGCAACAACGAAATCATCCGCCATAACAAAATTGGACGCTGGACGGTTCAAGTTGTGGTCAAAGTATACTTTCTTGAATATTGACCCAGAAATAGGGAGAAAGAAGAGAGCCTGCTCGTGTTCATCCCTGTACTCTGACATCACATCAGTGCAGTAGTAATTCATATCTTGCTGAACGCGCTTCGCCTGTTTAGTGCGATCACGGGTGTCCTGTCCAATAACTCGCGATAGAACGGGGCCAGCCGCAGGAAAGGTCTCGGTCATGGCATCAGCTTGGAATTTAATCACAGCTTCCGTGAGGATCGGGTGAAACACGCCACTAGCTCCAGCCCAAGGCTGGGAGCGTTCTTCAATCTGTAAGCCCATTAGGCTCAGACCTTTTATATAAGATTTCTCCCAATCTCGACGGGTCATCTTATCTTCTTTATAGGCTTCTACTAACTCGCTACCAACACTGTCTAATTCGTCGTCTTCCATGATCTCTGCGAGGTTCTGCTCGTGATCTCCGGCGTCCGCGTCATTGGCTGCTTCTGGATCGAAGTCGATGACAACGCTGCCGTCCGTCTGCTCTTCTTCTTCAGCAAGCTCGTAATCAAGCTCCTCTTCAGCAGGTAGGGATATCTCTAGACTTACGTCGGCATCCGCCGCAATCGTATTCGGCATCATACGTTTCTCAACATTTATAGGCATAGCGGCTCCTAATAGTATTCATATTTCTTCATGGGTAAGACCGGGGTGTCATCATCTTCTTCGTCAGAAGCCGCGCGGATAAAACCGCCCTCCCGATATCGGCGCAATGCCTGTGTTGAACTATCCACATAATCATCATGTTCTCCAGCGGGAAATTCAGCAAACTCTTCGATCACTTCATCAGCCCAGCGATGTTCTGGTGCCCATACTATACCAGAAGCAAACAAATCGGAAACAGAATTTACACGAGCTATCTTATCGTTACCCCGTCCCGGTGTAAACTCACTAACAGGAATACCCATGGCGCGCAACTCATAGATAAGAGGTGCGCCACTGGCTCGCTTCTCAACAATGAAAGCATCTGGCTCCCAATGCATATACGTCTCATACGCTTCTTTCTTTAACTCTGGGAACTCCATACGCTTCCTGAAAGCGTCTAAAAGGATGACATTAGGTACTGAAATCCCTGTTTCTTCATCCTCATAGGTAAAAACACCCCACGTTGTGCAGGCACTATAATCGCTTCTCTGGGTCTTCTCGAACGCAGTATCCCAGCTTTGTATGACAAAATCGCAATCTGGAGCTTGCTTGTGGGGCCATCGTTTCCACCAATCTCTCTTGACTAGCGCGCCCTCTTCCGCTGTAGGCTTCTGCTGATACTGCGCCATCCACTTAGGGATCGGCAGTTCCTCTTTGATCGCCAGTATCTCTTTCTCAGGCCAGTATTCAGGCCAGATCGGTTTGCCGGAGGGCAAGATCGCTGGAAGCTCTATAACCTCCCAATCGTCTATAGTTCCGTCCTCAGTCGCTTTCTTGATCACACGTCCTGTTAGGTCACGTTTACTCCATCGTGTCATGACGATCACAATGGCTGCTCCCGGCTGGACACGTTGACGAGGACCAGAAGTGTACCACTCCATGACGCTGTCGTATATCTCAGGTCGAGTTTCCGCCTGTTTGGCTTCCTGCTCTGAATGAGGGTCATCTATGATGATAAGATCGCCACCACGTCCGGTTAGCGTACCGCCGACGCCAATAGCGAAGTATTCACCCTTAGCTGTAGTCTTCCACTTGCCTGCCGCCGCAACATCATCGTGTATGCTGCAATCAGGGAATATCTTTGCAAACCCCGGCTCTCTAATGGTGTCACGTACTTTACGTCCAAAATCAACCGCTAGATCACTAGTGTTAGAAGATTGGATCACATATTTAGCTGGGTGCTGCCCCATGAAGAACGCTGGAAACAAATGGCTGGCAAACTCACTCTTGGTGTGTCGAGGGGCCATGTTGATGATTAGACGCTTGAGAGTGCCCGCAGCGACACGCTCAAAGGCCTCCGCCATTATCTTATGGTGGTAGCCCTCAACAAAACCGGGCCACATAGCCCTAACGAAGTCTAAGAACCCTGTTTGTTGTCTGGCCTTGGCAGTAGCAGCATTAAGCCGCGTGACGATGTCCAGCACTTTACGCTGCTCATCCGGCGGCATCTGAGGCACCTTAGCTAGGTATTCTTTGAGGACTTCGGGGGTCATAACTAAAAAATACCCCGGAACAATGTCCGGGGCAAGTTTAACAGGGA